CAAGAAAGCAATGGTAATGCTCTAGATGAAGCTTCCTTGGGTCGTAAGTTTGGTTTCGATATGTATTCGAGCCTAAACACTCCAACTGTAAGTAATGGCACTATTGCTAGCACCGGTTCATTTACGCTAACTGGTGGTGGCACTCTTGGTTCTACTTCTATTACTGTTGGTGGCACTACGCTAACTGGTACTTGGAATAAGGGTTCTATTTTCACCATTACTGGTGTTACTGGTAACTTTGTAGTTGCTAATGATGCTATTGCATCTGGTAATGCCGCAACTGTTACTTTCTATCCACCGCTACCGCAAGCGGTAACTAACGGTACCGTTATTGTGCGCGTTGCTGGTCATGTTTCTGGTGTTGCTTTTCACCCTACCGCATTCAACTTTGTTAGTAGGCCATTGGCATTGCCTCTCGGCGCGGCTAACGCTCAAATCGTAAACTATAAGGGACTCGGGCTAAGAGTTGTTTATGCTTACGATGCGGTAAAGAAGGTCGACATGCTTTCTATTGACCTTCTATTTGGTCTTAAGACTATGGACCCAAAAATGGCTGTAAGGCTTTTGGCTTAATCATTTCCATAGCGATTTCGCTAGAGGGTAGTTGTATGGGTTTTGGCGTTCTCCATTTCCCCATATGGCTACCCTTTAGCATTTATTGGGAGAAAGCATGACACAAGATGAAGCGATTAGATTTATCTCCATATTGGGACTGATCAAAGAAGAACCGGTAATTACAGACGAAGAACTAGAAGTAATTATCAATCTTTGCGTTAGACCTGATGCAAATGGTTTGAATAGAACAAGTGCTGATTGGATTCCTACCTATAACGTATATGCAGGTTTGGCTAATACGTGGCAACTCAAAGCCGCGAAGCTAGTCCAATCAGTTAGCTTTAGTGCCGATGGTCAACAGTTCTCACTAAGTCATAGATTTGACCATTGCATCAAAATGTCGGAAAAGTATAAGGGTAAATCCGCTTGGTCTATCGAGCTACAACGTGAGGATATTTACGAGACACTTGGTCCACAAAACCTAGCGACATATTATGTTGCTTAGTACGAAAGACCTAGAGATATTTGGTTTAGTTGCAAATGAAGCTATGCCAGATACCGCAACCATTGTTAGAACTACAGAAATTAGTGATGGTTCTGGCGGCACCATTCCAGATATAGTGGTAACCGCAATCGTCAAATGCCGAATTAGCCCGCAAGGCATTAGTTACTCTGAAAGAGAAAGACCGCAAGGAGAGCAGACATTTCAGGCATGGTATTTGACGGTACCTATTGGTACTGATATTGCTTATAAGGATATCGTCAATGTTCGTAACGGTAAGATCGTAGAAGTTCTAGGTTTTGATAAAGACCGATCCTATGGAGTAAGTCTTAGAGCTTCAGTAGGTGAGATAAGTGGCTGACTTTACCGTTAAGTATGATCACTTTAGACGCATCTATAGCAATATGGTTGATGCAATGAAAGACAATATTGATGAAACTACCAGCGAAATAGAACAAGATATTAAAGCGGAAATTTGGAGTAGTGATATTCCAGTCAATGTCACTGAAGAAAAAGAATTGTTGTCATTTGTCAGAGTAGGTAATCGCAATCGCTTTTACTCTGGTTTCTTGGAATTTGGTACTGCTCAACAACCACCGCAACCAGTAGTAGTGCCTGCTGGTGAAAGACAAGAAAGACCTTTTAGAAGTAGAGCAGCACATCTTGAGAGAGAAACTAGAAAGCCGTGAACGAAGCGGACAGTTCAAAGAGATATCAGCTATGAACGAAGCTGACATTGTTGCCGAATGGTTCTACAGCACTATTCATGGGGACCCTGTGCTAGCTCCATATCCCTGTTACGAAGAACCTGCACCAGCAGAAGCGACATTCCCTAGAATTACATTTAGCCAAAGTTCTGGTGGCGAAGTGCAGGGACACAATGCCATTAGAATTTTCTATAGTGGAATCTGGCTAGTTAAGGGAATCGATAGGTATGCTTCCTTTAGCAGACTCAAAGTAATAGCTAATCGACTAGACGAAATCTTGCACCGCGCAGATGGTCTAGTTGTTAGTGGGAATGTGTTATTCTGTGTCCGGGAAGAATCAATTAGATTAGCCGAAATAGATAACGGAATCCAATATCGTCATTCCGGGTTTCTCTTTAGGGTGGGAGCACAAGAATAATGGCCGAACGTACTTTGGTAACTGATGTAGTGCAATTAGGAATTGAGACAACACCAGGGACCGCAGTTCCCGCTAATCGGCAATTGCCTACTCTAGAGCTAAATCCTGGTGTAGATAGTTCGTTTACAAATGTTCGCCCTAGCGGTAGCAAGTTCAATACCCTAAATGTAATTGGTAAGGAATGGTCTACCGCTACATTCAAGATGGGCGCGGTTACTTACGATGAATTGACTTATATCCTTGCGGCATTTCTTAATGCGCCAACTCCAACTGTCCAAGGCGCCACTACCGCTTATCTTTGGGATTTCTCTCCAAGTGCAATTACCGCAGATACGGTTAAGTCTCTAACTGTTGAGCATGGTTCGGCAGTTGCCGCTAATAAGTTTGCTTATGGGACTATCACAGAACTTACAATTACTGGTGATAGAGATAAGATAGAACTTTCTGGTTCTATGATTGGCCAGGCTTTCTCTAGCGGAATCACTCTTACCGCTACTCCCACAATCATTGATCTAGTACCAATTCTGGCAAAGAATTCAGATATTTATATTGACCCATTGGTGGCTAATATCGGTACTACTAAGGTACCTAAAGCTTTCTCTTGGGAACTTAAGATGGCTAATCGTTTTAGCCCGCTTTGGGTAATTGATAGTACGAAGCTTTCTTGGGGAGCTACTTACGAAAATGCTATTGATGCAACATTAAAAATTTCTATGGAGGGCGATGCAACGGGAATGGGTTACCTAACTCAGATGCGCGCCGCCAGTACGCAATTTGCGCGTATCAAAGTAGTTAGCGCTGATTTAGCTGGTGCTGCATTCCCTTACACATTGATGATAGATGCAGCAATTCAGGTTGCAGAATCGCCTAAGCAATTTGGCGATAATGATGGCGTTGTATCAATTGATTGGAATTTTGGTGTAGTTTATAACCCTGGTTGGACTAGGGCCGTTAGAGCACAATTAACCAATAAGCGCGCAACACTTTAATTCGTTTCTAAAATGGAGAACTGATGGTAAAGCTAAGTGATCTAGCAAATAAGACTCTTGCAGTAGAAATCACTTTGTCTACTGGCGACAAATTGAATGTAGTTGCAAAGCGTTATGGCATTACTGTTATTGACCAGTCAAAGAGTATTGGTGCGAGACAAAAGCTAGAAACTGGTGAAATCTCAGAAAAGGAATTTCTAGAGGAAACCGCGCATTCGGTTATGTCTCTGGTTGAATCTTGGGATTTGCTGCAAGATGATAACCAAATGTACCCATTGGAAATGGAATCATTGATTAAGCTTCCCGCATTGATTCTTGGTGAAGTAGTACAGAAAGTGATGGAATCGCTAACCTTTCGTAAGTAAAGCCGATAGACGCAATTACACAATCTTTCTTGCGGACAAGAATAAAGCGCCATTTGGTTATGAACCGCCAGAATGGCACAATATCTTAAGTGCCTCAAAGTATATGGGAATTCCCCCATGGGAAATGGAGAACGCTCCTTTCTATTGGCTAGTTAGAATACTGGCCTATATGGAAGGAGAAAAGCTATTTCACGATTGGGAAAAACTCAAACAAAAGTAGGTAGCTTAATTGGCTATCACCGCGGCAGAGCTACTTGTTAAAGTCGGTTACGATGACAAAGAGTTAGAGCAGGGAACACATAGAAGCTCTAATACGGTAAAGACTTTAGGCGTTGGTTTAGCATCATTAGGTGGTGCTGCCGCCGCGGGTCTAGGCGTTATTGGTGTAATGGGCATTAAAGCCGCTGGCGACTTTGAACAAACGCAGATTGCTTTTGAGGGATTGCTAGGCAGTAGTGAAAAGGCTAATGCCTTTTTGGGTCAAATGCGTGACTTTGCCGCAAAGACTCCATTTGAATTACCAGGATTGCTAACCGCTTCTAAAATGCTCTTGGCAACTGGTACTGCCGCAGAAGATGTAATACCAACAATGACAACGCTTGGCAATACCGCGAGCGCTTTAGGTGTTGGTTCCCAAGGAATTGAATCAGTAGTTAGAGCTTTGGGACAAATGAAAGGCAAGGGTAAAGTATCTGCTGAAGAAATTAACCAAATTGGCGAAGCCATGCCAGGCTTCAGCGCTTGGGGAGCTATTGCAGAAGGCGCGGGTATAACCGTAGCTGAAGCTATGGATAGGGCTTCTAAAGGCACTCTAGCGGCCGCAGATTCAATCCCATTGATCATTGCAGGTATGGAGAAATTTCCTGGCGCTGCTGGCGCTATGGATAGGCAATCCAAGTCACTAAATGGAGTTATCTCTACTCTCAAAGATAGTTTCCAAAATGCCCTTATAGATGGAATCCTCCCATTTGTTCCTAAGATTGCAGAACTAGGAAATACAATTGCACCATTGATTCCTGTACTTATTGGATTTGCGGTAGGCGCGATTAAGTCTGTCGGTGGAGCGATAATGACGCTCGCCCCGATTGTGACTGCTCTAACTTCTGCTTTCCAATTCCTTGGTGATCATATGAATATCGTTCTACCGATTCTTATTGGCATTGGTGTTGCTATTGGTGTTGTAGGTACTGCAATTTTGGTTGGGATGATTCCCGCACTTGTTGTTTGGCTAGGTACTCAAATCCTTTTGGCTGCCGCAGTCATAGCTACTTATGCGCCAATTGTTGCTCTCGGGATTGCAATTGCCGCTTTGGTTGCTGGCGTCATCTATGCTTACAATAACTTTGAGATATTCAGAGACGTTGTAACTACGGTAATCAATGTAGTGCAAGCAGTTATAACTACTTTCGTTAATGTGATTTCTGGTCTATGGGATCAATTCGGCGGTACTATCCTCACAGTTGTTCGAACCTACTTTGGCCTAATGTCTGCCTATATCCAAATGATCTTTGGTGTAATCATGGGATTGTGGCATACCTTTTCTTCGCTATTTAGGGGAGATTGGGCAGGAGTTTGGAATGGGCTTAAAGAAACGTTTAGCGCTGCTTGGAATGGTATTACTCAAATGTTTTGGATTGCCGTTAGTGGTCTATGGAATATAGCTGCTAGCGTTGTGCCTGGTGTTATTGCACTATTCCGCAGTATTCCCGGTTCTCTTTGGGGAATATGGGGAGGAATGTTTGATGGTATTGTATGT